CATCGTCTTTCCACCAAGCCTTCAAGCCGTGAAGCCAATTCAAAATGGTCGGATTGTGGTTTTTACCGGGGATTTCTGTCAGACCGATATACTTTCGCGCTTCGGCAATCCAAGGGAGTTCTTTTTGTTGAGCCATACATACCTCAAATGGATAGTTTTAAAACACCATTAAACCGTCTTTAACCCATCGTCCCGAACGGTAGATGTTTCACCCCCGACAGACCAAAAAAAAGACCGCCTGAATACAGACGGCCAAAGCCTGGTCACACATCACTGCCTAAAATAAAGCTGCCTGCTGTACCGCAGATCGGCTCATTTCATTGATAATCGTATATCCCGTTCGTGAAGAGATGCCATATTTAGGGCATAGCTTCGTCATCGCCATAAGCCCGCTCTCCTTATCAACATCGCGCAGTTTGACAAACTCCTGATAAAACCTATGGTTTCTCAACTGTATTAATGCCTTGCCGCACCGTGGGACATACAATTCCTCGCCACCATATACCTGCAACAGCTCATGCGTTTTCACTTCGCCGATGGCTTCGACCAAAATTGCCAAACGCTCGGTGTCCACCTTGCCCTTACCAAATTTAAACCGCGCCCCACCAATCGCCTTGACCAGCTGCTCGGTTGCAGCCAATCCGATGACATCTACAATTTCCAGTACCGTGTCCGGCAATAAATGTTCAACTTTTTCGAACCCCATCTTCTACTTTCCCCGTTTCCTGTTTTCTGCAATCTGCAATGCAGCAACCAATTTATGCAATTGCGCATCGTCCAAATACTCAACCTTATCCTTGCCAAACATCCGCCGCGCCATTGCGTGTGCATAGTTCCAATGTTTGCCGCCGACGGTCAGCAGGGCTTCGACTTTGTCCAACATTGCCGCTGATGATGTCCGCCGCAGATGTGGTTTACCGTGTGGGTTACCTTTTGCTTTAGGCTTAAATCCGTGTGACCGCATATCAGATACCACTGCTTCAAGTTCGGGAACATCCATATCCGCACACGACCGCTTACCCGTCACGCGCTCCAATACCGCGCGATAGGTATCGTCATCCAAGCCCAGCTCTTTTTGAGCAATCTTAATTTTCGCAATCAACGCACGGCGCATTTCAAACCCCTAAAACACAATATATTGATTAATTAGCGCATATTATACCAATAAAATACAATATATAGTATTAAGTCGATGTTTTTTGCGAAACTGATAGGCACAAAAAAGGCCGTCTGAATAATTCAGACAGCCAAAATTTCAAAACCTTAATTAACGGCCACAAATACGTTTTGATTTACTAATACTGCCGTCTTGGCATACAAACTTATCCCCCGCACAATGCGACACACCGCCTTTTTTACCCGAACAAGGCTGACGGCCCTTAGCTTGTACAGTTAAAGGCATCGACACCAAAGCCAAAGTTACGCAGGCAATTAATAGTTTCTTCATGATTTATCCTCATATGATATAGTCAAAATGTTGTTTGATTATACGCAATATGACTACAAACAAAAAGGCCGTCTGAAACAGGTTTTAAACCCCATTTCAGACGGCCTTTAATCAAGCTTTAAAAATCCCAGCCTTCAGAATCCATCCCAACCCTCCATCATTCCTGCCAACCTTCAAGTAAATCCACCAACTCACCAAGAATCGCACTCAGTGCAGCCTCCATCAGTAGCTGCGTGGCATAAGCCATACTTTCCGCATCATCACAGCTGCCGGATGCTTCTTCCTGTACAACGTCCAGCCATTGGATACGTTTCAGTGTTAAATCCTGTGTCAGGATAAATGCTACGCGGTCATTCCATACCAAGCCAAGTTCGGTTACTTTCATGCCGTTTTTGGCGTGTTGTACCACATCTTCGGCGGTAAGGTCTTTGCGGCTGATTTTAACTTTTGGAGCAACATCGCCCGCGCCGACCAGGGTAACGTCAAAATCCAGCATGAACCGACCTTGAGCTTCGCCCTGCAACAGCCAGTTGGTCATCAATGCTGACGGCGATTGACGGGTAACCAGATGCTGAGCTGGCAGGCCGCCAAGGGCTTCGCGCAACTTGATCAACAGGTTTTCGGCCTTGCGGCGATTTGCCGTATCAACGAATAACCACTCGCCAGAAAATAAACCATAAGTGCGGCTGCTTTTAATCAATGCCTTAGGCAGCAGGTCGTCGATAATTGCTTCGCGTAATTCCTGCTTTTCTCTGCGACCGACATTACGGCCTTCGGCAGTTTGGATCTTAACAACCTGTTCGTCCAATTTATGGTTGACGGCCGCTCTGGGTATTACTTTTTCTTCTCGCATCAAACTGATAAGCATAGTCTTTTGCGCTTCAAACACGGCAAGGTCGGTAAACGCATTCGGGTGGGTAAAGCCCTCGGAAAACCAGTCCAAGCCCTGTGGTTCGGTAAACCAACTATTTCCAAGAGATTCATCTAAAAAGCGTTTTTCAGGCAATTCCGGTAAGCGGAATGGAGTAACTTGTTTAAACCACATATCTAATCCTTTTTTCAAAAATGGCGGGTTGTTCCCCGCCGTGGGTCAATTTGCTTTACTCAGCCTTTTTGCGGTCTCAAACTCAACCGCATCCATCAATTTCTTGATGTTATAAGCCGTCATCTGCGCCATCGTCAGTTCGCCTTGCGGCTCCAAATCGCCGTCATAACTGATGGTCACGCCGTTCAAGCCGTTTACTGGCATCTCGTCTTTTATCGTAATAACAATTTTTGCCATCACACCAACTCCTGCTCAGTCGGTTCAATCACAAAATCCTCCACGCCGCTCACAATCTTAATTCCCGGCACTTGGCCGTCTGAAAAACGCTCTTTTTGATTCAGGATGGCGTCTTTATCGATTTCCTTTTTAGTGCGGACAAACTCGGCAAAGGCGGATTTCTCCGAGAGCCACGCCAAGACGGCGGCCACGCCCGTTACCTTGACGGATGGCGGACGGATGCGCCATTTAATCAGGCCGGTGGTAAAGTCCACAGTTTTGGTTTTACCGTTTTCCGTCAGCTCGTCCTTATGTGCCTCGCAGTATGCGGCCACACGTTCGGTCAGGCTCATGATTTCGGCACACATCGGCGCGGCTTTGGCGGCATATTCTTCTTCGATGACTGCTTTTTTGTCTCCGGCTTCGGTTTCCAGGCGTTTGACTTCGCGCTGCAAGTCGCCGATTTGGCGGATAAATGCGGTAACTTCTGCTTTGTCTTGTGCCGCTTCGATAGCGGGCTGTTTGATTCGGGTTTTAGCCATTTGCTTTTTCCTCCAGTTTGTTGAGTAGTTGATATACTTCGCTTGCTTCAAATCCTTTAGTTTCAGCAAAACTGATAAAGGCATCCCAGTCTTGCTCTAAATATTCGTCCAATAGACGGTATTCGTGCGGTTCAATCATGATGTTTTCCTTTAATCTTGATCTGATAAGTCTCGTAAAATTTGACTTAAAAAATTCTCGTGGAGTGCTGTTTGCCTTTTTCTCAGATATCCTGCTGCAGCATGTCCGGCAAAGATTGCAGGAGTTTTTTCACTATCGTCTCCCAATCCTTTGATTTCAAAATCAAATAAGCTTTTGGTACTATCTTTAATAGTAATAATGACTTTAGCCATTTTCTTTTTCCTTTCTTAGTTTACTTTTCGGTCTGCATCTCTCAACTGTCTTGCCAGTTGCAATGCTTTTAAATTAGCGATGGCTGCCTTCATAAATCCTTCCGTATCTCGGGCGGCATCACTGCATGCGCTGTCTAAAAATTCCGTTGTCAACGCAGCCATCAGGTCGGGAGCTTGATACTCACCGTTTATCTTGATTTCGGGCAACTCGACGCGACACTTCCCATTTTCCGAAACAATTTTAAAAACATACTCTTTCATTTCACTTACCTTTCTTGTTTAAAACATCTTTCAATTCCGCCATTTTCTGACGACCTTTTCCCTTATCCGGCATGGGCTTCTCCAGCATCGCCCTTGGTATCAACCATGGCGGCAGGTTTCGGAGCAGTTCGGCGGGTTGCGGCCATGTTTCCGCCGCCTGCAACACCTTAAACCCCGTCTGAAGCCGTATCGGGTCATACTCCGGCGACACAATCTCACCTTTATCTTTCAGTTTCCGATACCAAATTTCCGCGACTACCGGCATATCCTGCGCTGCCGGTCGGTTGGGCAGATTGAGCGCGGCAAGTAATGCAAAACCTGAAGCGATTTCTCGTTTCGCCCAATCTTCTCCTGCCCATTCTCCCAAGGCTGCCACCCCCTGCCGTAGTTTTGACGGTGCGCCGCCTTCGCCCCCCCCCCCCCCGGGGGGGGGGGGGGGGGGCGGCGCACCCCGAGCCCCGCCCCGCCGG